TTGTCATTGTACAAAAAATGAATAACCCTGAGATAAAAGACTATCAACGTCTTCATCGAGTTGCTCTTCGATATTTAAATTACTTAACTCTGATGATGTAAAACTGGGGCTGCTTTGTTGGACGTAATTTTCAGGCTTTGCAATTACCTTTGGAGTGACTGAAAGATCTTTGAGTTCATAATTTTCTGGTAATTTTTCCCAATAACCATTATCTTTTATTGCAAGAGGTTTATGTTGAGTATCGTATTCAATAATCTCAAAATACTGCGCGCAAATTTCTGATTCTAATATGAATAACGCCCACACAAGAGACATTACTCTGTCATCAAAAAAATTGTCGCTTTTTTTTCTAAAAACTCCGTTCGGGAATTTAACAAACGTCTCAAATTCACTAATTGTGTTTGAGTCGTTAATGTTGACTGCGTCCAAATGATTTATCCAGTATCTCATGTTTTGAATGCCATCAAAACGTATATTATTGTGAGAAAACACTCCCATACTTCTCGTTCTGTTGTATCTGTCTTGTTCGGAAACTTTTGCGTAAGATACTATATTTTCGTACTGATGCTTATGATGCAATGCATCAATAACTTGAGCTCCACAATTATTTCTCTCAATTAACATAGGAGGATTGCCCCAAGAATTGCCTATGATATTGAGCTTGTTTGCAAAATGATACGGTTCAATTCTTGATGAACCAAATACACCAACTTGAGTAATATTTTGTAAGTCAGTTACATCCAATATCTGAGCTACTGAAGCAGCTCTACCAATCCCTTCACTAACATCCACTCCAATAACATATAATCTCGTTGGATTTGGATAATCAAATACTTGATATTCCCCATCATCTGAGGTCCATATGGGAGGTCTTTTTTCTCTTTTAAATTTTTCTAAAACTTGAGCACCAACTGCGTTTGCTGCATCATCTAGGAATGTGTTATTGTACTCTTGCAGAAACTTTTCTTCAGAACCTAATAGCTCAATTTGCTCCTGTTTCCATTCTTCGTCTCTTCCTGGAAAATCCCACCAATCAATTCTCTCGTGTTTCCACTTTTTTAATTTACCACTTTCAGCTCCTGAATATATTTCATAGAATTTATTTCCTACTCCTTTTGGAGTGCTCACTACTAAAATTTTAGATTTCTTGCCTGAAGAAATTGTGGGAATGACAGATGACCAAAAATCTTCCAACAGGTGGGTATTGTGGTTCAATATGTCATTAGAGTAAAACACGCTTCCATTTGAAACGGAAACTAAATCATATACAAAGTCCTCTTCAGCTTCAGCTAGAGAGACTACTTTTTCTAAACCATCTTTTGTCCAAATTTTTTTATTTAAACTATCTTTACAGAAAATTTTATTTTCAAATTCGTCAATGAAGCAGTGGTTACTTGTTGCAGTGATTGACTTTTTGTTTTCTGTAGTAACAACAAACAGCTTCTTTGGCTTATATTTGCATACCCCCTTAAAGTTCTGCCATCCAGAAGGTGTTTCTATCTCCCAATCCCTGTTTTTAAAAAAATCCACAACATCGTAAGGGTTGTTTATATTGACGTCAATATAATCCAATTCAAGCAAACAAATTAGCTCTTCAATTGTGAGTAGTTTTAATTTATTTGTGTATTTGTTTTTTATATTAATTTTAGAATCCTTGTGCACACATTCAATGTGTGCTGCCTCGTCTAATAATACACAGTTATGCACACATATACTATTAGCCCAAAAAGAATTATCTTGTGTTTCAATTACATCGTACACCCAATCATTGGTTGTACCGTGAATTGTTATACTCTCTATTGCTGCTCTTCCGTCTTTGCAAAAAATTAAATCACCTGTGCTTAATTCCTTTACTTGTTTTGTATTTAAAGGATCAATAAAAATTAAATGATCCTCTGTGCACGTAAGTGTGTTATGGGCTGTGCTGATTGTATACAACTGCTTTGTAGTTTTAGTTCGCTTAAATCCAGCAAACTTACTCCATCCACTTTTTGTTAAAATTTTAAGCTCTTTTGTGTTTGCAACAAGATCATCGACGCATAAATCTTTAATTAATCTCGTTTGTTGTATATATTTGTTAGATAGTAAAACAATTTCTGTATCTCCTGTCACGCAATTTAAGGAATCTCCGCGAATTGAAGTTGCGGTTGTCGTGGATACAATAATACTTGCATCATTCCCAAGCGTCATGCCTGTTTTACCGTAATCTTTTACACCAGGCTTAATGTAGTTAGGTAACTGTTCATAAGCTAATCTAATACGTTTGAAAATATTAATTGCTGTAGTTTCTTTGTTTGCTACAATTGCTGCTCTGTAATCATCATGAAAGCAAACCATCCACAATGAAAACACAGTTAACATTGTAGAATTGTGAGACAAAATTCCATTTGAATAAAAACGGTGATTAGGATGATCTACAGTGACATCATACATTATATTTATGGACTTTGTGTTTTTAATTGAAGTTACTACCTGAGGTCCTAACTCAGTTAAAATAAGATCCCCTTCTTTAAGGTCTTTTACAAAAACTTCTTGTAAATCTTGATTGAAGACTATGTGCTCGTCTGCGCATTCTAATGTAAAATCTTTGGTTTGAATTTTCCATACATCATAAGGAACTGTTTCATGTACATGAGTTAAATCCTCCCAACCTGTATCTGTTAAGATTTTGTAGTCTAACAATCTTTTACTTTTTGTAAACTTATCTGTTATAGGCAAGTTTGTATACTCTCCCAATTCAAAGAGCTCTTTAGCGGTATTTTCTCGTATTTCTCCTGTAGCTTTACATCTTATTTTAATTAAGGTGTTACCGTTAAGGCACTTGCCTATCTGACGAGAAGAGCAAACAATAACGTTTCTTTCTGCAACAAAAGATCTCAAAACTCTTTTTTGGGCTTCATACAATTGAATTTGTTCTTTACCTCTATCTAGAGATACAATGTAGAAGAAGTTTTCTGCAAAGTATATAATATCTTCTTTGCACTTTCTGAGTTCTTCGACCATGGCAGCTGTGAACTTATATTGAGCTCCAGCAACTGGAACGTGCTTAGAACCTCTATAATAGAAAGAGGGATCAACAGGTTCTTGATTTATGATTTTTTCTGTACTGGTATTATAACCAGCTTCCGTTAGTTTGTCGTCATCTAAATGGCGGTTAAGAGCTTGGTCAAGCTTATCTTCTAATTCTAAAGAATCTGCAAGTTTAGATTTTTTTGTTTTTTTGGAAGAATGTGAGGTAGTTTTTGGCTTTTTAGGTCTCCCTCGTTTAGGTTTATTTTTTGATCCTTTTGGGCGACCTTTGCGGGGCACTAAATTTGGTTCTTCGTCCATGAACCATAATTATAACCTATTGCCCATAAAGTCCATAAAAGTAGATCTCAAAAGATCCATTAAGGCTGCTTCGTCTTTTGGAGTAGACATACTCTGTAAAATAACTTTTTCGTCTTGTAAAGAATAACCTATGAGCAAATAACAATTTAAATATTCTTCAGCTGTTGCTGCAAAATGATTTAGTTCTTTAATTTTTCGTTTTTTGTCTGCAATTAATTCGTCTTTGTGACGACTATAAGCTTGAGCAATTATTTGATCTATGCTGTTTTGTTCTACTTTTGCAAGAGGAGCCAATTTTTCTTGATCTTCTGTTAAGGGTTTTATTTGCTTTTTTTTACGAGCAGCCATATAGATGTATAGAATTTATGCTCCGTTCTTTGTGCCAATTATGTTGTGCTTTACTAGCTGCTCTAATAGCACCTCAAACGAGGAAGTCTTTATTTTTAATCTTCCAGGAATATATTGATTTCCATCATATAATTCAAAAAAAGTTTCTCCAATAAATGGATCATTAATATAGCATGTGCAAAAAACAGAAGATGTTCCTGGATTTATCAGTATTGTCCATGATCTCGGATCCGTCTCTGAATATTCGTTGAAAAGTTTAGTTGTTAAGTAACCACAATCCCTGAACCGTTTAAGTGTATATCCTAATGTAGTTATTTTGTTAGCCATAATAAACGTAATTAAGGATATCACTTCACAAGTCCAGACACAATATAAGTTAGATTGGGAGCATCAAACCGAAATACTTTTAATGACTGATTAATTTTAATATTAATTTCTTCTGAATTGAAGTTGAACATTAAAATATTCTTAATATTCAAGGGAAAGCTACCAGTTAACGGACTTCCTTTGAATTTTTCTGAAGCAGAAGAAACAATTTCATTCATGTTACATTTTACTTCATCACTAATCTTAAAAAGAACTGAGGAACCGTCAGTAATAAAATATAACTTCTCAGCATCAGGAATAATTGAATTGTATTTTACTATTTCTGCAAACTTTTGCCGAGTAATTGTAAATTCAGTATCATAGGTTAGGGCATTTAATTTTGTCTCGCTTATACTTTTTTTGTTGACAATATAACTTTCATCAAGCAAATGATACTTAAAGGAGAAGGCTCCATGAGAGTATTTTATGACATTTACGTCTACTTCCAAAGTAACATTGTCCTCTTCAATGCCTGAGAACAAGCGTAAGAATGTCTTACAATCCGGAATGATGCACTGAACTGGATTGGTAACTGTGCAAACCATTTTGCTCATTAAAATGGTTTGATTATCAGAAGAAGACACTAGAGTCTTAGCTTCCCATTTAGCTCCTGTTTCGTTCTGAAAATCTAAAAGAAGATTATCAGAAATCTTGGATACAGGAGTTAATAAATTATTTAGAAAAGAATTTTTATCAAACGTTATTTTCATTTAGCAATACTTTCTTGTTGCTTTTTGGTTTACGTTTGATTGTCTTTCTTTTTGTCTTTAAATCAACTGATTCTAGTTTGATAGCAATTCTTTCTAGAAAATTAGCTATTAATACAAGAACATCTGCTTTTGGTTGAGTAGCTGGAGGAGTATAAGACCCCGCGCCACCACTTGGAGCAAGTGGGGGAGGAGAAAAACTTTGAGGAGGCGGAACGTAAGTATCTGCTCCTCCACTAGGGGAAAGTGGGACAGGAGGAGGAGGAGCTGTATGTGGCAATGGATGCATCATTTCTGCTTCCTTATTAATTCTATCAATAAGCTGTTGTTCTTCCAGTTTACGTTGACGTTCAAAACTTTGATGACCTACCAGAAATTGTTTAGGATTTAATTTAACAATATCTGGTTGGGATTTAGAATCACTAACACTGTTCTGTACCTTTAGAAGTTCAGAACCAAATATTTGAGCCATTCGAGCTGCAGCAATGTTATCTTCTGTAATCATATTTTTCATGGACTTAATAATTCTTTTGAAAAAGTCAATGATCATATTTGTTGAATTATTTACAAAAAGAGCCAGTTAGCTAAGAAGCTGCTGGCTCTTTAAATACTAGAAAATGAGGATGTCTTTAACGAAGACCTCCATTAATTCCTTTATATATAACAGCCGTAGCTGAGAAGTTGTGCAGACTTTCTATGTGCTCTGTTGTTACAGAGAAGTCAAATATTTTTCCGCTGTCATACATTTCATCTAACCCCTGATAGAATAGTCTAGAAGCGTCTTCTGTGAAGACAAGAGCAGAATTTTTTTCCGCAAAAGCTTGTTCGTCCCTTCTCTTGCATATAACGAGAACTTCCGTAGGAACTTGTTTTCTTGCCATTTCAACAACGTCTTCAATGTATACAGGAGACTTTGGATCAAACTGAATTGTAATATTTGCTACTGATCTTTGGCTGTGGGCGTTTGCTGCTCTCCCTCTCTTAAGGATTGCATCTTGAGCCAATTCAAACGAGCAAGGACAAGTAGAACTATACACATAGCTTACAGTCAAGAAGAATTTGTAATCAGAACCATACTTTTGTCCCTCGAGAACGCAGTCATAATAAATGTATCCTTCGGCTTTTTCGTGACTAAGTTTAACACCATCTACCACTTTGAATACCTCAAAATCCATGGCGTTATCAGGAAGTTCCTTGCGAGTACGAAGCGCTTTTTGAATCCAGGGATATTTAAACTTCATTTTGCAATAGACATCTTTGCAGCCTTGCTTCTTCTGCAACACGTCTAAAATATGCGTGAGACCATCAATTGATATGTGGCTTGCAATCTGTTCATGCATTACAATTGGAAAGCGACTAAGATTTAGTCCTTTAGCGTTTGGGTTATCAACAGACCCATATAGGGAGACAGAGGTGGTTAATTTCTCAATAGAGCCATCTCTTCTAATAAAGTTTACTGGAAGATCTACGCCTGATACACCAACTTTGTTGATTGGAACTCTTGCTCCCAAGACTACCGGATCCACTTGAGGATCCGGAAGTTCGCTGTCTTCAGGGTAATATTCTTCGTCATACTCAAACCTCAAATGAGGCATGTGTTTGGCGTAGTCAGTAAATGCGTTCAGCATTGATTTAGTATATGTATTTCTATCCATAATAATATTATGCACTATATATTAGAGATCTGCAAGCAGTCTTTTCAGAGCTTCATCAGTAGAGTCTTGAGTTGCTTTGTCGTCTTCAACAATGTCAAGTTTATGCAACGGTTTACCCTTACTAGCAGGAATGGAAGAGACTGTATTCTCTAGGATATCTTCCACGACTTCCTTTGGAGCTGGTTTTTTAATGACCGGAGGGGTATAAGAAGACACTTCGGAATCATCATCGTCAGAGGCAGAACCTGTAGTGAGACAAAAGAAGTGCTCGTCAAGCAATCTTTGCATTTCAGCAGCAG